CACGTCCTTGGCGGCGAAGTAAAGAACCGCCAATCCGTGTGGGAAACCCTGAATTTTGTCGTCAAAAACACGCCCAACGTCATCCTGTCCGACGCTGATATTGACGCCAGGTGTGCAGAGATGATCGGCACTGGCTACAAGCTTTTCAGGAAGCCTGCAGCCCACGTTGGCATCACCGTCCAGACTGGCGATATCAATCACGTTCGTGCCCTTGCGATTGCATCGGCATGCAAGATGACCACCTTGATCGCTTGCGATGCTGTGAAAGAAGCCCTCGCGCTCGCAAAGTCAATCGAGAAGCAAGGCGGCCCTGCTGCGCTGGTAATCACCGCTGACAACGCGCAGTGGCCAGAGCAAGCTGCCTTCATCGCAAACCCTAACGCGACGACTCATCAGGTGGTTATTTACAGCCCTGTCATCACGTCTGCTCTGTCGATCACGTCCGGTCACTTCAAGGCTCACTATGGTGTTTTTCAGGGCCAGGTGGTGCCAAGTGATGCTATCCAGATGCTGCGCCGAGATCGCACCGCCAAGAGCTTCACCGTTGGTATTAAGCAGCCCTCGTACAGTAAGTCTGAAGCTGTCGAGGCGACCTACAAGTGCAAGCCTGTATGCCTTGACGACCTGCTGGATACGCTGAGCTTCAAAGATGGAGAGCAGGATAAAGAGGCGCTGGTTCGTTCGGTGCTTGGGTCACTGCAATTTCAGTTCCTTGAGTACACACATCGCCGAGATGAGGCCTGGTTGCGCGACAACATCCAGAGCACTCTGCCAGCAAGCCTCTTGGCACGTGGGTTCTCGGTCGACGTGATCGATCACGATGATGACCTCTCGCTCCATGGATTCAAGTCAGACAGTCTTGCGAGGAGGTCTGTAAAGCGTCAGATCGCTAAGGGCGTAAGCCATGCAGTCAGCGCTGACGAGTCGACTGCGCAGCGAGTTCGGGATTACGGCTCTTCAAACGAACAGGAATACCTTGAAGCGTCACGTGCGAGAGCAATTGCAGTGATGGGAGTCACTACTTTCAACATGAACGACGCTATGGTTTGGGGTCAGGGGGAGGGTGAGTCGAAGATCAGACTGTATCGCAAGTTGCATAACCACAGCGATGTTTTTTCCGGTCTCTACGCGACAACCTCTACCGACTCAGATGCGACTAATGATGAAATTGCGGCGAGGGTAATGGCACTCCTGAAACCCGCCCTGATCGTAATGACTTACAGCAACGCTTGGACTGGTGATCGCAGCGTCGAGCTGTTCGACAGCCTGAACGCAATCCGCACTGATGTCCTCAAGGCGGGAGTTAGGATTAGCTCAGCTAAGAGCGATCAAGCGAAGAAAGCCGACATCACCAAGATTTTTAGTCAGTTCGGACTCTCGGTCAAAAAGCACGAGACAACTAATAAACAGTTCTTCTACGTGATTACCCCGAAGTCTCTGAGCCAAATGACTCGCTACATCTGAGTTGCAAAGCGCCAAGGAAGGCGCTGTAATATACCTAATATAAATATTTTGACAACTTTGCTATTTGCTATTGAACGGCCAAAAGCTCATATCTACTATGGAAGGTATAGAAATAATAAAAAAGGAAAAGCTATATGACCGCATTTATCGATCTTACTAACTCGTCGCACACCGACGAAATCGACATGACTGAAGTCGACGAAGTTAGGAACTGTCTGCTCAAGCCCTGGGGGTTCAAAGAGCTTGACCAAGACCTCCTGCGAAACATCGCCGAAACCTGCCTGATTGCACTTCACAAAGTCGAGTGGAACGAACACAACGCTCAACGCTTCAACAATAAAGTAGTCACTCAAGATCAAGTCATTTTCCAGCCATCACTGCCACCTGTGCCCAGGCCATACCGCAGCTGGCCTGAAGCGTACATCATGATCTTCGGTGGACTCCAGGATTGTGAGTACGAACCAAAGAACTCCAAATTCAAGTATGTGGTCGAACACACTTATCAGCCCGACTCTGTTGACCCGATCAATCCGAAAGTGGTCTTCGAAATTAAAGGGGTGATCCCAACACTTGCCGATGCGAAGAAATACAGGTCGGTCGCTGAGCAGAACGGTATCTACATCATCTTCATACTCCAGGAGAAAGACATCATCTGCCCCTGGTCACGACCACGCAAAGACGGCACCCGCATGACCCTGGAAGAATGGATGGGCAAAGAGAAATTTGAATACTGTTACCAGGGCGAAGAAGATGCCTTTCGTAAAACAGACAAGTACAAGAAGCTGGTAGCTACTTTCGGCACGTAGTCCCTCAACACCAAACATGACGTACAGAACACAGGGCCACGATGGCTCTTTTTTTTGCTTAAATTTTGCGCACAAATAAAAGCCTTATAATAGTGTTACAATGTCTGCATAAGAATAATAATAAAGAGCACGACATGCGAAAGATCTTGGGGATCGATCCAGGCCTCTCTGGCGGTCTATCTATCATAGACGAGCGATTTAACTTAATTGCTTGTATTCCAATGCCAACCTGTTTTGTTGACGGCAAAAAGCGCCGGGTAGACCCGCGTCCAGTTTTTGAGTTCATCGAGCTGCACAAGCCTGAGTTGGCGATTGTGGAACTGGTGGGTGCGAGGCCGGGCCAGGGTGTCGTAAGCATGTTCAATTTCGGCGATGCATTCGGGGTTGTCCGTTCGATTGCGGAATGCCTATGCCCTGAGGTGATGTATTCCAGGCCGCAAGAGTGGCGAGGCCATCAGAGCCTTACAGGGCTGTCGAAAGAGCAGATCGCTGAAGTGGCTTTTGAGGTTTTCCAGGCTGAGCAGATCTACGGGAAGCCCCGTGGCGGCAAGCGTGCTGTCCGCGACGGTATATCTGACTCCCTGATGATCGCCAAGTTTGGTGTTCGGTTCCTGGAGTAATCATGGCGACCAAGGCACTAACTACAAAGCTCATCAAGGAGTTGGGCAACGAACTGTCCAAGACCGGGTTCCTGGCTATCGCTTACAGTAACGTTGGCATACCGAGATCGACATTCTACTTTTGGAAAAATCAGGCTGAAGAGCTCGCAAAGGAGTACCCAACAAGGGAAAACGTGCCCGCCGAGGATCAGCTGCTTTTAGAGTTTTTGGACACAATTCAGATATCCAGAGCTAAGGCTGGAAAGAAGATGACTGATGCTGCATTCAAAGCAGCTCAAACTGACGGTCATCTCGCCCTGAAGATCTTGGAGAGGATCTTTCGTCACGAGTCCGAGTTTGCCCCACCCGTTTATCGTGAAGGCACTGACGATGCACCTGCTGGAGACAACGGCACTGGCATCGCCCTGATTCCGTCAATGGGCAGCGACAACGACCTCGATCAGTTGCTCCAGCAACAGCAATCCGACGCCCTGTTGCTCGCAAAGACCAAGACAAGCGAGCTCAGCTGATGATCAAACAACGCACCCCATTTGATTGCGGCATCGCCACCCTAGCCAATGCCTTGTCGGTCAGCTACGAGCGATCCATAGAGCTATACGGTCACGACAAGCAGCTCAACGGCGTAACCATCCAGCAAACCGCCTCGATCCTATTCAGCCTGGGCTACGCACCTGTGTATACGGCATTCCCAGGCTTCGTCAAAGCCAGTGGCATCAGCATGTCGACAGCCAGCCCAGAAATCTTGGAAACCCTCGGTCACCCCGCAATCCTTCAAGTCCTGACCAACTCTGGAGTCCTCCACCAGGTTTTCTTTGACGGCAAAGAAATCCACGATCCCAGCCCCTCGGTCGACGGCCTTCGAAGCGTCAGCGAGTACGAGTGTGTCGATGCTGTGTTTGTGATCAAACAACGCCAGGCGCTTGTGCGCAAACAGTGCTCTTCCTTTGTGCCACGTGTGGTACGGGAAGGTGCTTTGTGATCCGTATCTGGGACATTAAGGCCGCTGGAGTGGCTTTATGAGCTCTTTCGGGAACGTTATGGGTCGTGCCCTCGATGTTGGCAGGGCGATGGCTCAAGCAAGGGTGATCTGGAAGCCAACCAAGGGCTCTCAGGAGATGTTCCTCATGCTGGGTCAACTGGCGTCGCTCGTAATCGAGGTGATGTTCCACGGTGGCCGTGGCATCGGTAAGTCCGAGGTTCTGATCATCGCTTATCTGATCCATGTCGGCCAGGGATGGGGTAGCAGTTGGACAGGTGTCATCTTCAAAAAGGAGTACAAACCACTCCGCAACCTCATCGCCACGTCAAGGAAGATCATCCCAAGGATCTTTCCTGACGCCGTCTGGAACAAGTCTGAATGCTCCTGGACGTTCGCTACCGGCGAAGTGCTGTACTTCGGTCACATCAAAAACATGGAAGACTATGAGAACAAGTATCACGGGCATGAGTATGCGTACGTCGGATGGGATGAGCTAGCAACCTGGCGCAACCCTGATGTCTACGAAGCGATGATGTCGACCCTCCGCACTGCGTTCATTCCCACAAAGCAGCAGCCCAACATGCCGCCACTGCAGGTCAGATCTACCACTAACCCATTCGGAGTTGGAAAATGGTGGGTATACGAGCGTTTTCTTGAGGGCAAACGGCCCGGCGAGATCACTTACAACAAGGATGGCTCACGTCAACGGTGTGCGGTCTTCGGCACGATCTTCGAAAACACATACATCAGCAAAAGCTACATAACGAACTACTTGGATCAGATCACTGACCCCGCCTTGAAGGCCGCCTGGCTGCATGGAGACTGGGAAGCAGTCGATATGAGCGCGATGTTTGGGCCCGTGTGGTCAGCTGAGAATCTTATTCTTGATCCGTTCGAGATTCCCCGAGCCTGGAAAATCGATAGGTCATTTGACTTCGGCCAGTCCACACCTTTCTGCTGCCTGTGGTACGCGGAAGCAAATGGGGAGTCGGTCACTATCAATGGCAAGCAATTCTGCCCGCCGAAGGGATCACTGATCGTTGTTGGTGAAGACTACGGCACTGAGATCGACCCCAAGACAGGCAAGCAAACCAAAGCAGATGCCGGCCTTTACCTTCCAGCCAACCAGATCGGGGTAAGGCTCAAGGCCAGAGAAAACAAGCTCCTGACGACGGTGTACAAGAACCACCAGAAAGTCCAGCCAGGCCCTGCAGACAACCAGATTCACAACGGCTCGAAGGTTGATCAGGGTAATGCACCCACGGTAGCCAAAGAGCTCAAAGCAGCTGGCATGGAGTTCGTCAATTCAGACAAGAGCCCTGGCTCTCGTGTGACTTCGGCCCAGCTGATGTTCGACAGGCTTCATGCAACGAAGACTCAAGACCCTAGCAAGCCCCACATCTACTTCTTCAAGTCGTGTCAGTTTGCTCTCAAAACCCTGCCTAACTTGCATCGAGACGAAGATCAGCCTGACGCAGTTGGCAAGGGCCCTGATGATCATGCCTGGGACGCGCTGGCTTACCGGTTAACCTGGAAACGCCCAGTTACCTCAATTCAACAAGGCATTCGCTAGTCTCAGAAGTTTGCCGTCAAACAAAGTACAATAGTTGTAGCCAAATAATAATAAGAATAGGCGCTATATATGTCAGTTAGTCAACGCACTTTGCGCTGCCAGAAATACCATGATGACCGCGAGATTATTCGTGACTTGCTCGGTGGCACTAAGGCAATGCGAGCCCTAAGAACTAAATACCTGCCAATGGAGCCAGGGGAATCTCCTCCTTCGTACAAGCGAAGACTAGATCGGTCATATCTGGTTAATTTCTTCGATAGGATTGTGAAGAACCTCGCTGCAAAACCATTTACCCGTCCTGTTGGGGTTAAGAGTGAAACTTACCAAGAGTTCGCTGATGAATATTCCGTCAACGTTGATGGCAAAGGGACAGGGGTTACTGCGCTTGGCTCGACCATTCTTGAAGATGCAATCAGGATGGGTACGAGCTTCCTGTGTGCTGACAAGGCTGTAAACGGCGGTAGACCCTACCTGTATCATCTTCCTGGAGAGCGTGTGCTCGGGTTTCGGATGGACGAAGACGACAAACTCACGGAAATCAGAATCAAAGAGTCTGCGGTGGTTGCTGACGGCGAATGGGGTGAAAAAGAGGTCACCCGAGTTCGCGTTTTCAAGAGGGACGGCGAAGTCGTGACCTGGTCTTTATACGATGGTGAAGATGGATCTCCTATCGCTCTTGAGCAGCCATTTGCTCTCAAAGAGATCCCTGTCGTCGCGGTGCATTCCTCACCCGTTGTCGCAAGTGGCGAGCTGATGGCAGCGCCTCCGCTGATCGACCTTGCTTACGGGAACGTGCAGCACTGGCAAGAGAAATCTGATCAGCTAAATATTCTCCGGGTTGCCAGGATTCCCGTGCTTTTCGCCTCGGGCGTAGCTGATGACGCCTCTATTGCCATTGGTGCCGAGTACGCGATTAAGGGCGACATTGGGGCTGATCTAAAGTACGTCGAACACTCAGGTGCCGCGATTGGTGCTGGTCGTGATTCGATACGCGATCTCGAGATGCAGATGCAATCCTATGGTCTCGATATGCTTGAGAACACAGGTGTGGCTGAGACAGCCCAGGGGCGTACCCTTCGGGCTGGTGAGACGAACAACAGGGTTGCGATGACCACGCTCAATCTCAGCAGTGCAATGAGCAAGGGGTTCGGGTGGCTGGCATATTTCAACCGGCTCCCCGACGCCGAATTCCATGTCGACATCAATACCGACTACGGTGTTACGAGTGATGCTCAGGTGCTTTCGACTCTCACCACGATGCGCACGATGGGCGATATTTCGAGAGAAGATTACCTGCAGGAAATGAAGCGCCACAGCGTCTTGGGTAACGAGTTCAACTTGGCTGACAATGAGGACAGGCTTTCAGTTGAGCTGGCCTAAAAAGCTGGCCATTGGCTTTCCGCCTTGCCTCCGGCTAACCTTGCGGCATAGCGGTTAGCTGGTCATGGAGAGGCGATTGATGACGTATGGTTTGCACGAAGGTGTGATGGATTTCGCCAAGGCCTTGGGCTTCCGGGAAACTCACTCATGGTCTAGGAAAGTCCGGCTTTCCCTGAAAAGAGAGTGGCGCATTATCAAACGAATGGAGGCGACTTCGGCAAGTCCATATCGTCATCTGTGTGACCTGGTTATAAGGATGAATGAGCTAGATAGCTTCTATAGGTCTGTACACAACGGCAAGGGTGCACCCCGGCAATTGCTGTATGAAGAGCAGATGGAGCGTGTTCGCACGATGTTTCCTAATATTCCAACCAGGGTCAATGTGAAGCCTCGGCGTGCTGACATCATGAAACCCGTGAGGATAGGCCTAGGATTGGAAAGCAGTTACAAACCACGAAAAATAGACAGGCAGAGCGTTCTTATTGATGAGAATACCAAGCCGTCATTAGCTCCAGACAAGAGCATCCTTTACACTGCTGGATGGTCTATTAACGGCGCATTTGATGATTCAAAGTAGAAAAATTGACAACATGTCAAAGCGAGTGATCAAATCCAAGATCTCGATTAATGCTGTAGTCTTCATCCATTATTGAAGGTCATTAAATGTCTCGTCTTGCTGAATTCCGTCAACTTGAAAAAAATCTGGCTGAGCAACTGGCTGCCCTGGAAGCAATGAAAGGCGATGAAGGCCTGCAGCGTGAAGTGGAATTCGAAACCAAGCTCCGTGAGCTGCTAGCAGAGTACGGCTACAGCCTGCGGAACGTCATTGCTCTTCTTGACCCCCAGGCCTCTCGCCGTGATCCTGCTGCCACCGAATCCAAGGCAGGCACCCGCAAGCCACGNNTCGTCGAAACCAAAGGCGGCAACCACAAGGTTTTGAAAGAGTGGAAAACTGAATACGGTGCCGATGAAGTCGAGTCTTGGTTGGCTCAGTAAGACTGTTTGAGTACAAAATCAGGGGCCCACGGGCCCTTTGACATGGAGAGGCTTATGTTCTGGACATGGTTGTTAGGATTCTTCTACAGCAAGCGGGAGCCAGTGAATCCGCCTGCTGCCCCATTGCCTGAGCAGGTGATTGAGCCGACAGTTGAGCCCGTGCAGGAAGATCCACATACCATGGTGGTAACGGATAAGCCGCAAACGGCTTCCGTAAATAGGCCTCCGGCGTCGAATGTTGGGCTGATGCTCGCTGCAAGACATAAAGTGTCGATCTACGGCCCAATCTTCTCTGTGGATTCTCTTGGATTTACGGGAGTCCATAGTAAATCGCCATCTGGCCGGTGGGTTATTGCCTGTGACGACTCTAATGGTGCGAGAGGCGGCAGTCGAGACAGCGGCTACGGGTCGTACATACTTTATAATACTGAAAGTAACTCAATTGATGTCCAGGGTAAGAGACTACAGCGCCCAAATAACGGTTCAGTTTCAGATAGTGGTGTCTTTGCACTAGAGGACTGGCTGTTCGGGAATGATCTGTCAGGCGTCTTCTACGTTTTCTCTCCAGCTGGAGAAGTAATTCTTACTCGAACGTTTACTGCAAACATTCTAAATAGCGCAATATCCGATAACGGGCTTTTTGCTGCATGTCATACAGCAGGCGGTCATACTGAAGACTCAAACCGCCTTGTATTTTTTGACATTGCTAATGCATGTGAGGCATTTTCCTTTCAGTCTGATATCGAAAGGCCACAAGGCTATGAGTTTGATGAGGAAAGACGAGAGTTAATCTTGGACTTTAAAAATATCGGGAAATTCCGCTACTCCTACTCAGGTGATTTTCTCGACGCCCAAAAATATAAGGATGCGAAACTAAATAGCACTGATGACTTTACCGCAATCAGGGAGGCTGAGGAACTGCTGAAAGACCCGTCGCTAACAGTGGAGAAGGTAAGAGAGATTCTAGCTATCGTAAGTAGCGCCTTGCCTCGCGTAGGCAAGTTTCACCCTCACTGGAAGGCTACTGCCCTAAAAGTTCAGGGTCTAGCTCATGAAAAACTAGGCGAGCCTAAGAAAGCAATCAAAGCTTATCAAGAGGCTATCGCCTTGAACCCCAAGGTTGGTGTTAAGCGCAAGCTAGATGCATTAAGAAAAAAGAATGGCTGATTGCATCTAGGCTTCAAAATGGCTTATTGTCAAACCCCTCAATGCCCATCCCGCCGCACCAGGCTTTTGTACTGTTCTCTTGCTGCAATAATCTGATCGCGAAATTCCTCAGGGTCGATGCTCATGCAGCCTCCAAGGGGGACTTGAAGGGTTTTGAGGGAGTTAGCGGCTAAGATGAACTGCTCTTCCTGGAGATCCCAGACGGTCTTAGGTCGACGCGTGAAGAGTTTCATAGTCCTTTCTCCAATCTGGAATCCACGACAAGTCAGCGTCAGGGCTCATCGACTTGAGAGTTTCTCTGACCAAGCCCTGTACAGAGGGGCTCTCAAAGTTGAACTTGAAGACTTCGTGAAGTCGGCTTGCTATTTCCTTACGATCTTCATTATTGAATGTCTCAATTGCGTTAAAAATGCATGTGGCACTGCTCCCACCCAATTCAACAAGGTTCGTGTAAATCCTGCTGTAACTTTCGATGATATCCATGCTTTTCCCTTATAGACCGAATTGCATGCTTGTCACTTTATACTCTGGCTCATCGATAAGACCGAGATCCAGATCAACAATGAGGGATTGCTGATCCATGATCCAACTCGAAAGCTCGATGTTGCCGTATGCTCCAAGGTGAACTTCTCGGCAGTGAAGCTTCTCAATGAATCCATTTTCCAAAAGGTGAAGAACCAGGCTATTTGGCCCATGATGGTATTCGGTATCAGCCTCAAGCTCGTCGGCTATCTCGGACAAGTCGAACTGTCTGGCACACCTGAACGGCCCGGAATACCCGTAGTCCGAATAGAGCTCCGAGGATAGAAGAACAAGCTCTCCTTCGAAAAGCACAAAATTGCTGCCGTGGGTCTCGCTGTGACTGCCAAGTTTGCTGTTACTGCGCAAGGTTCTCTGCATTGCTTTATCCTTATGAGTCTCTATGCTTGTATTATGCAAAAGGAGATGGCGTGGCGTATATATGGATATTCGACCAGCAGTGAATCCTCTCGATATATAATTCTAAAACCCCTGAAAACCCAGATGCGTATCTCAGCGGCATACTCTTAAAATAATTCCATGGGCGGCTTTGCTAACAAACCTTGATCTGTACCGAGGTTATTAATATTGATATAATGATGGCCTATTGCCAGCGAAAAGGATGTCATCTTGTCGAAGTTAAGGAGTTTTCTGGTTGCTGCTGCGCTTGCAGGATTTTCAGCTGGATCTACGGCGGCTAACTTGTACGAGCCGGGCTCAATACCCTTTCAGATGTTCAAGGTTGTTGAGCCGGTTGTTGGCCGGGAAGTCACTCCGGTGTTTTTGATCGGTAATGCCCCGTCTGAACTTATGGCCTCGCTAGACCATGAAGTAGTGAAAAAGGCAGGTATACCAAAGGCAACTTTCGATTATTTCCTGGCTAACCTCCACCCAGATTCCTTGGAACACGGAGTTGTGGGCTATGCGATGAGCGGTTTCGCTGTTCCAGGTAATGAGTCAGCAAACCGTACGTGCGCAATTGTCATGGCAACTCGGGAGCAGTTTCAGACTACAACTACGATGTTCCACGAGTCCGTTCATTGTAAGAACTTCGCTGAGTTACGTGTGGATAACGGGGCATGGAGGCTTGCGGCGTCGATGAATAGACCTGCGCTCGGAATGAGCAACAACCAGTTCATGTCACTGTTTCATGAAGTATTGGCTGCGTACATTCAGGTTGCGTACAACTCCAACCTTGGCATTAAGGACGGCCTGGGTATGGTGATTCGAGCTGCGCAGCCGGACAAAAATACCGCAACGTCCATCGGCTATAGGACAGCCAGGAGCGCCCTGAAGATGTGTGAAGCTAAGGGCGCATGCTCGACATACGCACCGGACGTTGTGCGGATGCTGAACTCAAACAGCTATGCAAGGGGACTGATGCTGCTTGATCTCAAAGAGCTGTTTGGTGCAGCCAGAGATTCGGGTTACGTTGTAGAAAATAAATAGCTGAGTACGAGCTCATGCAAGAGTCTATCAGTGAGCGTAAGGCTCGTGACCAGCGCGAGAAAGCCGAAGCCCTCGCGAGCTTGAGCGATGAAGAGATCCGGGCCGGTAATGAGATGCTCAGGCGATTTGCAGCCAGCTTCGCAGGTAAGAGACTCAAGCCCAGCGGCAGGCGTTCATACAATTACGATGAGAACAGCTTTGACTGAGTGTTGTCACTGACTAACCTGCCAGCTTTCAACAGCTGTTCTAAGCCCTTGGACATCCTGCACGATGAAGTGGGTGGGCTCCATCATTGCTCCCGGTCTGGATTTCGGGGTCTAGACTGCACTTGCTGCCTGCCGTCATTGCATATGAAGTACACCCTGGTCGGTGACCACACGTGTCGCTTGTAGACAAACGAATCGTCTTCCGAGCGGAATACAGTAACGCTGCTTGCATTTGCTATCTCGTCTAGCTCACCGGCAGCAAAGTCATGCACGCAATCGTCGAACGTGACCCCTGGCTCTCTCTTCGAAATTGCGTGAGCGAAGTAATCTCTGATCGACATATCGACGCCGTCGTAGATCCAGTCAAAGCTCATCTAGCCTCCATGCGCCGACCTGGCGTCGATTTGATCAAGTGAGTGTACGTAATCGACAGGGATCTCGTAAGGCACGTCCTGCGGCAGCTCGTGCTCAGACATCATCGCCAGTGGCAGTCGCTCAGTCCAGGGCCTCGGCAGTGCGCTCTGGAGGTCTTTGTCGTCAAACCTAAAATCTGAGTAGCCACTCTCTACGCTTGGAGAGTGGCTGACTGAGTTACAGAACTTTTGCGGTCGGGCGCACGCTCGATTGTTCGCAACCGCAGCCGTGTTCTTTGTAGAACTCTTCAGCATCCTGAGTGCGATACAGTTCCTGCCGGCGCTGAGCCTTACGGATACTTGCGATATCCAGGCGAGTGTAGACGTGCGTTTCTGGATCGAAGTCCGGTTTGGTTTCGCGTTGAAGCGCAGTTACCCTGTCGACTTTCTGCTGCAGCTTATCAATATGGACTTGCTCGATCTGGACGAAGCGCTCGCGGTTCAAGGCAATGAAGTGCGCCTTGGTGTCCGCAATTTCTTTGTAAACTTCATCGATGTTCATGCCGTCCAGCTTCTTGCCGAATTCGGCTTTGTCGTAGCGACTGTGCAGCATACGGATGGCAACACCGTAATTCACCGAATCGTGTTCGCTGAGGCCTTTGCCCATAGCCTTCAGGGTCATGTCGGCTGTTTGAACGGATGTACCATCAACTTTAGTGATCTTCGATTCGCCGCACGCCGCGAGCATTACAACGGATAGAGCAAGTACCAGTTTTTTCACGAACTGCATTCCTTTGATTTGAGCTATTTTTATATCATAGTTATGATGGCTTTTCAATATCATGCACTAGCGCCTCGGAATTTATACTGACCATGGGTCTTTACTCTTCCATTAGCCTAAGTATGCAGTCGGCATACCGTTAAATATATATTGCGGCATGTCAAGCTCATTAGATATAATAAATACATTATAAGAAGAAGGCAAAAGCCTCGGGTTCATTATGCAGACAATCACTGTCCGAAAACTTACGCCTGAAACCGAAGAAATCTGCGCAATTCGCCTTGTCGGCGGTTTCGATTCAGAAAGAAAACACTATCCCGCGCTTGATCTTCTCCGGCTTGAGAACAAACGTCAGCTTGAGTTGATTGCTGATTATGCTGAAGTCGGCTGCGCCATGTCTCTCAGGACTATTGAGAACTTCATCATTGGCGAGCTGGTTCGTGCTGATGATCTGGTGTTTGATGGAGTCAAGTATGTTTTTAATGTGCAGGGTTTTTCTGAGCCAAAGAGTTTGGAGTACCTGGTCTGGGAAGTCTTGGCGCAGATCATCGAAGAATAATAATAAGAGGAAAAAGACGATGAGCAAATTTGTAGAACAGTTCGACATGTATATGAAAGCACATGAAGCTTTCAAGGCTGGCAGGAGCTCAGCGGGGCTGAGTGCAACACTCTTCCTGCTTGCCAACGGGATCGTTAAGCCCAACGCCAGGGAGCTGTATGAGTTATGGGAGTCCTCGGTTTATGGTGGTCGTGGTTCAGATGAACTGTTTCTCACGATGCTCGACCTGGGAATGATCCCAGATATCTTAAAAGATGCTAAGGCAGGTAAGTTCGACATTCTCAGCGAGTTCGTAGAAAGAGTCGACAGGCTTGATCAAGATACGAAATACACAATCTTGAAGGCTGTTTAAGATAGTCAAGAATTATTTTGCACTCAATCCCCCAAGCCGTTTTTTATGATATTATGGCTGTACAACATAAAAACAATAATAAGAATCCTCGGGGGATTTAATCAATGTTGCAGAAGCACAACAGCCTTGTCGTTTTCAAAGCTTATGGCGAAGAAGAAGGCAGCGCAGAGCCAGGGGCTCAAGTACCAATCCACGAAACTCCAGAATTCCAAGAAGCTCTCAAAGCCGAACTAGCCAAAGCAGTCGCTGCCGAAACTGGCGGTTTGAAGTCAAAGAACTCTGAGATTCTTGCTGAGAAGAAGAAAGTTCAGGATCAGCTCAATGCAATTCTCGCGCAAGCTGAGGATGAGCAAGATCAAGCTGCGCTGAAGTCAGGCAAGATGGACTTCCAGGCCCTGTTAGACAAGCGTGTTAATGCCGCCAATGCAACGTGGCAAGAGCGTCTCCAGGCTGAGCAGGCTGAGAAAGAAGAGCTTCGCAAAGTAGCTGATGCCGAGAGGGGTAAGCTGAAGCAATTTCAGATTAAACAGCTGATCGGTAACGAGGCGCTGAAGAATGAGTTCTTCCAACCGTCCGCTATTGACGACCTGATCAACCTTGCCGGTGGCTCGTGGGAGCTTACTGACTCGGGTGAGCTGGTTAGTCGTGATCAACATGGCAACGTAGCCATGGGCAAGTCTGGTCGGGCGCTGACGCCGAAAGAGTGGATCGAAAGTCTTTCTCAGACCAAACAGCACTACTTCAAGCCAATGCCTGGGTCAGGTGGCAAGCAAGGCACTGGTGGTAATGCTCAATCAATGTCCCGTGAAGAGTGGCAACAAAAGCTGATGCTGGGTTCTGCACAGGAACAAACAGATCTATTCGCAAAAAGAGCTAAAGGCGAAATCGTCGTTGGCTGAATAAAGAGTTACACACTGGGGCTCAGCCTGAGCTCCAGTTCCCAAGCTGGTCGGGCCAGCGACTGTTTTGCTCTGTGAGCAACAGATACCTCAAAAATACCAATACAACAATAATAATAAATAGGTATGCAAATGACGCAAAGTAATGCACTCGTTGTTCTTCCAGCGTATGGGAACGATTTCGAAGCACTCATCAACGAAACAATTCTACCTGTCGCTATGTCACGTCTTCGTGGTCAGCTGACAATGCCAAAGCTGATCACCGTCAACAAAGCCGACGAATCGAAGAAAGTCGGTGAGTTGATCAGGGTCAACAAGCCTGTTGAATTCGACAAGGCTGATGAGCATGGAACAGGTGGATCTGTTGCTACTGATTTGAACGTTTCAGAGGTCGAGCTGCGACTTGATCGACATGTTTACAAAGAATTCAAGATGTCAGACCGAGAATTCACGGGCATGCAACCCGGTGTTATCCCTGACTCGTTAGCCGCTGCTGTGGACGTCCTTGCCCGCACTGTGAACGAAGCGATCTTTGATATGTACACAGAAGTTCCGTACTTCTCTGGCCTGCTTACTTCGACCAATCCTCGTGATAAGAGAGACCTGATCCAGAACCGTAAGGGCCTTCACAATCGCATGGTGTTGGGCGATAAGAACCTCGTCCTTACATCGGATACTGAAGCGGACTTGCTGGGGATTTTCACCTCTTACAGCGAGCAGCCAGCGGAAAAAGAAGGAATTATCGGTCGTCGTTTTGGCTTCGACACGTACAGTGATGTTCAGGCACCGTTTCACTTCGCAGGCACTGCATCAAGCAGCCAAGCCATCAAGTTGTCTGTGGCTGGCAACGTTGGCTCGTCTGTGCTCGTTATCACCGGTGCTGGAGCAAGCGCCACCTTCGTTAAGGGCGATATCTTGACACTGGCCGGAACCGACCAGGTATTCGCTGTTGCTGCAAATATCGCTGCTGATGCTGATGGTGCAGCCGCTGTAACGGTCACTCCGAGCATTTCCGCCGCAATCCCTAGCGGTACGGCTGTGACAGTGGTCGGCGATCACCCAGTCGACTTGTCTTTCAGCAAGACCGCGTTTTTGATTGCTTTCCGTCAACTGGAAGCCCCAGTAAACACCAATGGTACGACTATTGGCTCTTTGACCGACCCGGATACTGGTATCACTCTGCGTCTGTTGAGCTGGTACAAACCAGAGACTGAGTCTACTCACTGGAAGCTGGAAACGCTGTTCGGCACCAAAGCTGTTGCTCCTGAACGCGCAAGTCGCATGGGCGGCCACTGATACACCGGGCTCCCCGGAGCCCACCCGCAATACCAAAAGCCCTCGTTTGCTGCGCACCAGCTGCGGGGGCTTTCCACTTTCAGGAGCTCAGCATGAATGAAGTAACAGCAACAATCGAACGTAATGGCGCAGTCCTGCCAATCGTTACCCCCGGAATTTCCAGGGGCAAATCAGGCCTCACCCAAGGCAACGCATTCACGAGCCAGGTTATCCAGGGACAGGCGATCTACGTCTTCTGTAAGTCGTTAATCCACCTTGCTGAAGGCACCTCCGTCACTGACTCAGACGCGCCCATCGACGCACGCGGCGGCGTCTATTTGAATGCAAACCGTGGTCGTCAGGTGAGCGTCAGGTTGCTGGCTGGCGAGGATGCCGCGACCGTCTGGATACACGAGGTTCGCTGATGAATATCCCTGGTCGGAATCTCCTGTCATTGACTGTGTATCACCTGCGCCGCGTCGTGCAGCTCGTGATCGGCTCTCCAGTGATCGATGGCATCGTGGTAAATCCTGATGGGTCGGTTACGGTCGGTGGTAGCGGCGGCACTCCTGGGCAAACCATTGTCATCACGTTCCCTGACGGTTCTGTTGGCACTGGTGTAGTGGGTAATGGTGGTGGCTGGACTGTGACGTCACCTAGTGCGGTTACGCCTGTGCCGAGTGCGCCGGATCTGATCGTTGATCAAGTTCCTACGCCTGATAAACCTGCTACTCCTGAGCCTGGTGAAGTGAAGCCGGGCGAAGGTGGTGGGACTGTCGTCGGTGGCGGCGGTGCGAATCCGGGTGATGACGTCGAAGTGACCCTGCCTGGCGGCGAGACCGGATCTGGCGGTGCTGACGACAACGGTGACTGGGAAGTGGGGTTTCCGGATGTTCCTCACGACCCAGACCTAGAGCCTGGTAATGTGGGTGTCGTCACGACCCCCAAGCCTGGTGAGCCTGTAGTCGGCGATATCACTCCGAATGAGGATGGTACTGTCACTGTTGGGGGTGGTGGAGCGAATCCTGGCGATCAAGTGACTGTCACGTTTCCAGATGGCACCACGGGCACGGGCACTGCTGACGACAATGGCGACTGGTCTGCGACGTCACCCGGCGAACAAGATCCTGGCATCAAGCCTGGTGATGTTGTCGTCGACGCGAAGCCTGACCCAATGGCAGGATCAGTCTCTGCCCCAGATGCGATTTACGCTGATATCGCTGGTATGGAGTTCGTTGAGGTCTCGGACGACGGCAGTTACATCGCGTGGGAGCAGCTCGTTCAGCAGCTCAAGCGGATCACTGGAATCGACACGGCTGCCAGACGCTCGATCACCTTCGGTGGTGTGTACGGGCTTCCAAAGCGCGTCTTGAAATCTGGTAGCACGTATATCGCTGCATTCGACAGCCAGTACGTGATCTTCGACAGCGAGAACGAACTGACGCAAGGCACAGCCCGGATTGTCGAGAAAAACTACATCACTGACAGAGCCTGCGACGTATTCAAGACTGAACATACAGCGTACTACCTGCGCAATGACAACGGGCAAGACAGGTTGACCAGGCTCGACGGATCAGACACCTCAATTGCTCTCGATATCGCCGGCGGGTTCGGGGATCTCAAGCTGCCAGCCATGGTGAGCCTGGGAGATGAAGACTGGCTCGTAAACGCGGATTTCAGCATCTCGTACCTGCTCAATCCAGTGACCCTCGCGGTAAGGCCTGGCCCAGTTTTCAACGACGTAACCCTGCAGATCGAGGGTGCAGGTGCAGAGGTGGCATCGTCCTCTGGCCGAGTGTTCGCTAGTGCCAAGCGTGTCAGCAATCAG